CAGAACTGGACGCCAAGATCAAGCTGGTCTTCGCCAATGACAACGCCAAGGCCCGCCCCGAGGATGCCATGGCCGCCCGCATTCTGAACTTCATGGACCCGGACAACGGAACGACAAGCGCAGTCCTGGCCGACAGGATGCACATTTCCGGGGCCAAGGCCGACGAACTTCTGACCAAAATGGAGCGGCAGGGCCTAGTTTGCAAATTGGTCTCAAAACGGACCTATAAAGGTTTGCAAATTTGCAAATGGCGGCCTGCGCAGGTCTGATCCGGCCATCTTCCACATATCTTCCACACGGAAAAAGAAGATTAAGTGTTTGATATTGCTTGTGAAAAGCACATCTTCCACATCTTCCACATCTTCCACCTATATAGATACAGATATAGACACCCAGAGGCCCCTATAATGGGGTAGGAAATAGAGAAACAGAGCATATGGAAGATGTGGAAGATGAAGATGATTAGAAGAATATACTATATATCAATATCTTAACTACTCTCAATCTTCCACAATCTTCCACAGCCCAAAAGTGTCAGCATCTTGGCGGTAGCCCCAGAATGTCAGTTAGTCTTCAGTTGCCACCCCACCCCACCACATGCCAATATCACCAAGCGCGGCAGGGCGGCAGCCCGTGGATTCCTCCCTCCACAGCCGCGCGCCTTTCACCAGGGAGACGGGAGGGACCATATGGCAATCTTGAGAGAGGAGCGCATCGGCGGGCAGCGGCTGCTGCTGGGGGATTGCTTGGCCGTGATGCCGCTGCTGGGGCGGTTCGATGCCGTGGTGACGGACCCGCCGTATGGGATTGCCTATCATCGCGGAGGCGGCGGCGGAAAGTTCGGCATCAACGCGCAGGTTGAGTCCCTTCCGGTGATTAAGGGGGATGACCAACCCTTTGACCCAGCCCCGCTGCTTGCTCTTGGAGTTCCGACAATTATGTGGGGTGCCAACCACTACGCCGAGAGGCTGCCATCGGTAGACCGTTGGCTGATATGGGACAAGCGGTGCGGCGTCGGGTCAAATGACTTTGCCGATTGCGAAATGGCGTGGACCAATATCGGCGGGCCTGCGCGAGTGCTTAACCATATGTGGAACGGCGGCATTCGCCACAGCGAACGCGGAATTCCAAGAGTCCACAAGACGCAAAAGGCAATTGCGGTCATGGAATGGTGCTTAGGCTTCCTGCCTGACGCTAAGACCATCCTTGACCCATTCATGGGCAGCGGAACCACCCTCGTCGCCTGCCAGCGCATGGGACGCCACGGCACCGGCATCGAACTGGACCCGGATTACTTCGCCATCGCCTGCCGCCGCGTCGATGAAGCCGCCCGCCAGCCCGACCTGTTCATCGCGCCAAAGCCTGACGCCCCCAAGCAGGAGTCGCTGCTGTGACCATCATCCGCGAAGAACGCATTGGAAACCAGCGCCTGATCCTTGGCGATTGCTTGCAGGTCATGCCGACGCTGGGGCGGTTCGATGCCTGCATCACTGATCCCCCGTATGGCATCGGCAAGGACGGGCAGAAGCGCACCACGGGCGGCAACGGAGGGCGCAAGGCGTATGACTTCAAGGGCTGGGACGCGCTGCGCCCTGCACGGGAAGTATTCGACCTAATCCTGTCGATCAGCGACGATCAGGTCATCTGGGGCGGGAATTACTTTGCCGACTTCCTGCCCCCGACAGGCGGTTGGCTGGTCTGGGACAAGGGCCAGCGCATCAACCAGTCGGACGGTGAACTTGCCTATACGTCAAAGGGCGGCGCGCTTCGGATATTTGAACAGAACCGTGTTGCCCTGATGATGGAGGGCGCAGTCCATCCGACGCAGAAGCCGCTTTCAGTCATGCGGCGTAGCATCCTGCAATTCCCGGACGCCATGACGATCCTTGACCCGTTCTGCGGATCTGGAAGCACCCTTGTGGCAGCGCAGTTTCTCGGCAGGCATGGCACCGGCATTGAGCTGGACCCGGATTACTTCGACATCGCCTGCCGCCGCGTCGATGAAGCCGCTCGCCAGCCTGATCTGCTGATCCCGGAAACCCGCCCGCAACCAACACAAGAGGGATTGGACCTATGAGGCGCAGCCTAGCCGAAGCCCTAGCCAACTCCATCATCGGGCTAATCGTCTCATGGCTGATTACATGGGCCGTGCTTGGCTTCACTCCCGCGCAAAGCATCGGCATAACGCTGATGTTCTTCGCCGCTTCCACAGCAAGAAGCTTCGCCGTGCGGGAAGCGTTCAGGAGGCTAGCATAATGGCATGGCCATCAAACCCCGTTCGCATTCGCGGAACCGACTACCCCAGCCAGAAAGCCGCAGCACAGGCCCTTGGCGTAGGACAGAACACCATCACCGACGCGCTGGACGGGGGCTGGATTGACGAGGTAGGCTTGCGCAAGGGAGGGCAGCGTCCCAAGCCCTGCACCTATCGCGGGAAGCAATACCCCTCCAGAACCGCCGCGGCGTTGGCGTGTGGCGTTTCGGTGCAGAGGGTTTCGGCTGCCGTGACTGGCCGGTGAATGCCAGCGGTCATGCGGATGGAGCCGGGCTGGTTCCCCTATCGCCGCAAGCCGGGCAAGCCGTTAGCTTCGGCGGTGAGGCCCGGCAACTATTTTGTGACCGGACGCAAATAGGTGTTGACGTGTCCGGTCACAACGGGCATATTGAGGACATAGAGAAACCAAACCGGAGTGACGAAGATGACCAAAGCAACCATCGCCTTCCATGCAACCGCCATCGCCAAGGATACTGCCGAAGCCAACGCCGCTTTCGCCGCTGGCGACAACAACACCGGCGCGATGATCCTGGACGCCATCAAGTTCCGGCGCGCGATGCTGGCCAAGCGCGGTGTGGTGATCGTATGAGCGGGATATGGCGAACCCGTTCCGGCCAGTTGGTCGGGACGGGTGTAAGCAAGAGCGATTGCGGATGGATGCCGACAATCTACTGGCCTGATCGGGCCGAATATCTCGAATGCGTCCAAGACGCCGGTCACGCCGCAGGCATTGCGGTGGACTATGTGCGGGCGCTTCAAATGGACCATGTCCCCGAAGGTGCGCCATGACCAAAGATGAACACATTGCGATTCTGAAAGAATCTTGCCAGCGCGCTCGCAAGTTCGGCGCGATGGATGCCTTGCGCGGGCTGGTCAGCATTCAGTCAGCCGTGGCAGCAGAATATGAGATCAACGGCACCCCGGCAGAGTTTCGCGCGGCTTCGCGTATCGTGGCCGAAACGCAGCAAATGCTTGAGGCAATGCAATGACCCCCGCCAGCGAACGCAAAGCCAAGGAGCGGCAGGCCAAGCGCGATGCTGGCCTCGTCCGCGTCGAGGTGTGGGTGCCGCGTGATATGGTGGCCGAAGTTAAGGCGCTGGTGGCTGCACTTGAAACCAAGTCAGAATTGCGCAATATTGTTGCTTGAAAGCAGGCAAAGCATGGCTGGCAATCCAAACCCGCGCACAGATCACCTTCCGAAGTTCCAGCCCGGCCAATCCGGCAACCCCGGCGGCAAGTCGGCTGAGACGATCCGCCTTGAGCGTGAGGCGGCTGATATCGCCTTGCGAATGCGGCTGAAATGGCTGAAGGCGCTTGAGGCCAAAGCAGAGGCGGGCGACGAGGAAGCCTTGGGCCTGCTGTCCAGTGAAGCCCTTAGCCTCGCCAAGCAGTCAGAAGACCGCGCCCATGGAACGCCAAAGCAGTCGGTTGAACACGCGGGGGAAGGTGGCGGCCCGCTGCAAGTGCTGATCCAACGCTTCGCCGACTGATGGCCGCCATTTCGCTGCCAAACGGCTGGAAGCCGCGACCTTACCAGATGCCGCTGTGGAACTATCTGGAAAAGGGCGGCAAGCGGGCCATCGAAATCGCTCACAGGAGATGGGGCAAAGACGACCTGATCCTCAACCGGACAGCCGTTGCTGCCTTTGAGAGGCCCGCGTCTTACTGGCACATGCTGCCCCTCAAGACCCAAGCCCGAAAGGCCATCTGGACAGCGGTAAACCCTCACACCGGCAAGCGACGCATTGACGAGGCCTTTCCGCCTGTCCTGCGAGAAAACACCGTTGATGATGAAATGTTCATCCGGTTCAAGAATGGCGCGACGTGGCAGGTGGTCGGATCTGATCAATATGATAACCTTGTGGGTTCAGGCGTTGCTGGCGTGACTTTCTCGGAGTTCGCCCTAGCCAACCCCAGCGCCTGGGGCTACATCCGCCCGATGCTGGAGGAAAACGACGGGTGGGCAACATTTATCACCACACCTCGCGGCAGGAACCACGCCCTTTCGATGTATAACATGGCCAAGGACAACCCGAAGTGGTTTGCCGAGATCAGCAACATTCACGACACGGGCGCACTGACCGAAGAACAGATTGCCGAAAGCCTCAAGGAATATGTGGCGATGTATGGCGAGGACGTTGGTCAGTCTCAGTTCAATCAGGAATACCTCTGCGACTTCAACGCCGCCATCCTCGGCGCGTTCTACGCCCGCGAAATGCTGGCAATCCGCAATGAAGGGCGCATTGACGCCACGCTTGAGGCGCTGCCTGACAGGCCTGTGCATCGCGCCTGGGATATCGGGGTCAGGGACGATACCTCAATCTGGTGGTTTCAGGTGGTCGGCGGCCAAGTGTTTATCCTCGATTGCTACAGCACCAACGGCGTCGGGATTGACCACTATGCCGAGGTCTGCGAACAGCGCGCGGCTGAGAACGGCTGGATCAGCGGGACGGACTTTGTGCCGCATGACGCCAAGGTCAAAGAGTGGGGCACGGGCCGGACGCGGGTAGAGACGATGCAAGGCTTCGGCCTGAAGCCCCAGCTTGTGCCAATGGCGGGGCTGCTGGACGGCATCAACGCGGTGCGGAGGACGCTGCCGCTGTGCGTGTTTCACCCCCGCGCCGAGGCAGGCCTTGCGGCCCTGGAGCAATACCGGCGCGAGTGGGACGACGACAAGAAGACGTTCAAGGCCAACCCGCTGCATGACTTCACGTCACACCTTGCCGACGCCTTCCGCTATCTGGCGATGGCATGGCGGACGATTCCGCCCGCGCTGATCCTGCCCGAAAAGCCCGTGCTGCGGACGTTGGACGACATGGTGGCCGCGCCGTTGCGCCCGGTAAGGCGAAGATAGGTGTTGACAGCAAGCCGATGGCGTGTTAAATGGCGGCTGCGCAGTAGTGAAATGGTATCATGGAAGGCTCATACCCTTCCGTTCTGGGTTCAAGTCCCAGCGGCGCAACCAAAATCCACAACCTTGACCCCTTGCCCCCCTTGCGGTATCGTGCCGCAAACCGTCAGGGGCAGTCTATGACCGAGCCAGAACCCGCAGACACCCTTGAGGCGCAGGACGACCCCAAGTCGTCCGACATTCTGCTTGCCGCGATCAAGACCGCCGAAAAGGGATTTGCGTCCTACAACCAACTGGCGCAGAAGGTTGACGACCTCTACAGCCTGCAGGGTCAGGACATCTTCGCGGATGACCAGGGGCAGGACTTCCAGCTATTCTGGAGCAGCCTTGAAATCCTGAAGCCTTCGATCTACTCGCGCCCGCCGATCCCGGTTGTGGCCCCGAAGTTCAAGGACCGCGATCCCGTCATCAGCGTGGCTTCGCAGATGCTGGAGCGGGCACTGATCAGTGCCTTTGACGCCAGCGAAATTGACGAGGTTATGCTGGAAACCCGCGACGATCTGGCCATGAACAATCGCGGGGTGCAATGGCTGTCCTATGAGGACGAGGACGGGCAAAAGGTCTGCATTGAACACCTCGACCGCACGGACTTCCTGCACGAGCCTGCCCGGAAATGGGCCGATGTGGGCTGGGTGGCCCGTCGCGCATGGATGACGCGGCTGGAAATGCAAGACCGCTTCGGCGGCACGGCATGGGAAAGCGCCAACTTCATGGTCCGGCACGACGACCGCAACATGGGGTCAGCCGACAACAGCGAAAAGGCGGGCGTGTGGGAGGTCTGGTCCAAGACTGACAACCGCGTGTATTGGGTCACGGATGGCGTTCCGACGATCCTTGACCACGACGAGCCGCACTTGCAGCTTTCGCGGTTCTACCCATGCCCACGGCCCGCCTATGGCACCCGGCGCAGGCGGTCACTGGTGCCGATCCCGGACTATGTGCGCTATGGCAACACGCTGGACCAGATCAGCGAGTTGACGACGCGGGTTTATGACCTGCTGAAGGAAGTCCGGCTCAAGGGCTTCTTCCCGGCGGGCGGCGACATCGGGCAGGCGGTGGAAACGGCCATTGCGGACCAAAGCAGCGCCAGCATTCTGATCCCCGTCCCTGCAGCGGCGTTCATGGGGGCCGCAGGCGGGCAGATGGTACAATGGTTGCCCTTGTCTGAGATTGCCACGGCCATCCAGGGGCTGCTTGAGGCGCGCGGTCAGTTGATCCAGGACTTCTACGAGGTCAGCGGTATCAGCGACATCATGCGCGGGGCTACGGACGCGGGCGAAACCCTTGGCGCGCAACAGCTGAAGCAGCACAACGGGTC